GTATTTAAGGAAGTGACGCTCGAAGAGATTGCACAGATGTCGCCTGAACTGGCTATGGCGATTGAAGATCCCGAGATGAAGGAGGGAGTTGAGGAGATGTTCTTTCCATTGTTTCCTAATCTGAAAAAGAAGCGGGTTCGTAAGATGTTAAACGAGCTTCGCAACAAAGGAGTTTCAAAGGTTCCAACAGAGAAGGCAGTAGTAAATCGTCCGGCGGTCAAGGCATATGAGTTGGGACGGGAGATCATTATTGATTCGAATGTGATCGATTTGGAATCCGCCAGGAGCATTCACTGCATTCATTACTACAGCCCCGAAGCACTGATGCAAAAGGTGAATGAGGGATGGGATAAGGAATGGATCGAGGAATTGATTGAAAACTCCAAAGGATTTTATTCGGAGGAGAGTTATTCAACGGATCTCATGTCGTATGACACGGGCAACTTTTATGGCCAGCAGGATTACGAGGGTATGGTTCGGGTAATCACGACATATCGTAAGGAACTGGACGAGGACGATGTGCCTATATGCACGATTACCTGCTGGGCGGATGAAGCGGAAGGGCATGGTTTTCACAGTCCTATGGAGTATGATGAAGGGAGATATCCCTTTGTGGCGATTACGAGGGAATGCCTCAATCATAGATTGCTTGATTCGCGTGGATATCCTGAATTGCTGAAGAGTTATCAAATCTGTGTTAAATCTGAAATGGACTCGCGCCGTGATAGGGCATCCATGTCAACGATGCCACCAGTAGAATATGTGGTTGGGCGAAAGCCTGAACGCATAGGCCCAGGTTCACATATACCTGTTCGGCGTAGAGGTGAATTTGGATTCGCGGAAATCCCCCGTTATTCGAACGCAAGCATGGAAGTGGAGATGCAGATTCGCCAGTTGGCAGATAAGCTAACGGGAAGGCCGACTGGACCTGACGATGCAGTGGAGGCAAACAGTATTCGTCAGAACCTGGTCAATCGTTGGCTTGAGGGATGGAAGCAGGTATTGAATCGCATATGGTGCTTGGATCGCACTTACGGCGGACCGCAGATATGGTTTCGGGTTACCAACAATGAGCAGGGAGCAATGCTTATGATGGATGAGACTGCTGAAGTGTATGATTTTAATATTACCTGGAACAGCATGAACCAAGATGAGGAGAAGGTTCTTCAGAAGTTGGATACGATAGGTAAGTTAATGGCAACCTATGATCGTCAGGGCGTGAGCAGATTTGATATTTATCTTCGCAAGGTGATTGAGGCGATTGATCCGAACCTTGCCAATCAGTTAATCATGCCATCGCAGGAGGCTACCACAAAGGAGATTATTGAAACATCGAACGACATCGCAAAGATCGCATCGGGTCAGGTTGTTAACGCGCCTGAAAATGGAGCGAATCCACAACTTAGGCTTCAGGTATTACAATCGTATATACAGGGAAGCGAAGCAATACCGGCGACCGATGTGCAGGAACGCCTGCAATCCGATGAAAACTTTGCGAAGAGACTTCAGACATATGCTGGTCAGTTAGAATTTCAACAACAGCAACAAATGAACGCCAGGATTGGTCAATTAGGTACTGCCCCCGGCAATGTACCAGGCACATCAGTAGCCGGTTAATCGAAAGGAAGATATTATGCCAGGAGTAGGAAAAAAGAAATTCAGTTACACCCCCAAAGGTATGGCACAAGCTAAATCTTATGCCAAAAAGACCGGTAAAAAAGTAAAGTATGGCAAACGGAAAACCAAGTAAGGTCAACTCCCCTAGACGCATCCGAAAGGGTGAACCTGGTTATGGTAAGAAGAAATTTGTCGTACTTGCCTCGGAGAATGGCAAGACAAGGACAATTCGTTACGGGGATGCAAACATGAAGATTCGTAAATCTAATCCTGATGCCCGTAAATCCTTTCGAGCTAGGCATAAGTGCGATCAGAAGAAATCAAAGCTAACAGCAGGATACTGGTCCTGCAAAAAGTGGTAATATGCCAAAGGACGCTTGTTATAAAAAGGTAAAGGCTCGGGTAAAGGTATTCCCGAGTGCTCGAGCATCGCAACAGATTGCCAAGTGCCGGAAGTCGAAGGGACAGGTTCGCAAGACTGCCAAGGGTACATCGTTGAAACGATGGGATGCTGAGAAATGGCAGGATACACGGACCGGCAAACCATGCGGTCAGGGTAAGTCGAATGAATACTGCCGGCCAACCAAAAGAGTTTCGAGTAAAACACCCAAGACCAAATCGGAGATGAGTAAAAGCCAACTGAAACGGAAAAAGGCTGAGAAATCGAAGGTAGGGATGGGCAGAAGAGTAAAACCCGTAAGAAGGAAAAAATGACATTAGGAGATGCAGTTGCCGGACTCGGTGAACAAACCGAGTGGGTAGTGATTAAGGACTTTATTAAAGAACAGAGGGATATGTGCCTGGTTGATTTTCAGGACTATACTCATGTGGACAATCCGCAGAAACTTGCCCGTTTATCGGGTGAGATTGCAGGACTTACCCGAATATTGGAGGCGTTAGATAATGCCGAAGCTGACTCAACACCAGCAATTTAAAAACGCCCACAGGGCATTAATCAATCGTTGGATCGAAGAGTCCGACATTGAGGATACGGAGATCGCTAAAATCGCAATGGAGGATCTCGAGGAGTGGCTGGATGAGGATGTTGTCGACTTCGAGTGCGATATGGTGCTCGATGATGATGACGAAGATGAAGAGGAAGGGTAACCTCTACGAGCAGAAGTTTTTTTCGGAAGCCCTCGAGCATGGGTTAGAAGTTTTTGTACCATTAGGCGATTATCTGCCACAGGACTGCCTGGTGATGAACACGGCGGGGAAGATTTTTAAGATTCAAATTAAGGGGACAGAATCAAAGTCTAAAGATAAAAACCGAACGGGATTAGGCAGATACATGGTCACAACTTGCCGAGGTTCGACCGGCAAAGAAACAATCGATTGCACGAAGGTAGATGTCCTAGTGGCCTATGTCGAGGAACTGAACACTTTTTATAACATTCCATGCATGGAATTAGACGGAGCAAAACGGATCGGATTGTATCCGCACAACCCTGAATCGAAAGCCAAGCACGAAGTCTATAAAGATAATTGGAAGATTTTTAAAGTCTCCTGAGTAATTTATCCGACCCCCTGTCATAATCAGAGGTGGCGTACCATGTCGGTATGCAGAACCGCAAGAGTGCGAACTTACCAAACGCAGGAAAATGGCAGATACAGAAACAACCGAGGCTTCGGGTAGTACAACAGAAGCAGAAACACAACCAACGCAAAGCATTACGACACTCGAAGAGTTAACGGCATCATTCGTTGACAAAGTCGAGGAGAGTGAAGCGAAAAAGGAATCCGAGGTGATCGCCGAGTCCGAGACTCAGCCCACAGATACGGAAGCCGACCAGGATCAAGATGTTCTTTTACAGTCAACCGAGTCTGATGAATCAGAGGAGGAGGAAATGGAAGAGGTAGCGAATGAGGAGGAAAGTGATGAATCTGAGGCGGAGGAACCGCCCAAGGCCGTAGGAAAGCTACTTAAACAGGTAGGGAAGCTCACAGCTAGAGCGAAGACCGCTGAAGAGGTCGTTGACACTCTTAAAGCCGAGATTCAAGCACTAAAAGCCAACCCTCAGAAGCAATCGGAAACCAGCCAACCGGCACTCGAAGAGATACAGGACTTTCAAGCCCTGGAGACTTTGAGGAAGGAAGCACTTGCCGCCAAGAAGTTTGCACTTCAACACATAGGCAAGGACTTTGTGGAAGTCGATGGAAGAGAGTATTCGGATGATGATATTCGAAACATTCTTACCCAGGCAGACGAATACCTGACCGAGAAGATCCCCGAAAGGGCACAGCATCTTCAGTCAGCCGCTCAATGGCAACAGGATACGATTAACACGCATCCGTGGATTTCTGAAACAGTAGACAGTGACATCGCTGAAGAACGCAGAGGCGTATTTAATCAGCTTAAAAGTCAGTATGCTAATGTTTTAAATGCCCTTCCAAACGGCGACTTCATAGCGGCCACCCTCGTAAGAGGAGTGGAAGCGATCAAGGCGGACCAGGCGGCCAAGACGGCCAAACTGAAAGCCAAGAAGGTAGCCAAAGCACCTCCACCGACAATGGGAGATTTCAGCCCACCCGTTCAAACTTCAGTCACTCGGAAGACTGCACAGAAACAAAAGATTTTGGAGCGTAAACGACTCTCGGAAAACGATCTAGCCGCACTTCTAGCGGAATAAAATTTAAAATCTTAAAATAAGGAATTATTCAAAATGCCGATAGCAACTTCGTATAATGTGACTAGCACAAAAGGTGCTAGAGAGAATCTTGAGAATGTGATGAAAACTGTTTCACCACAGGAGACTCCAATCTACTCAACAATCCCACAATCCGCCGCTCCAAAAGCAACTCTTAATGAGTGGTTGGTTGACTCACTCGCCGATCCAGTAGGATCAGGTGGAAACATCGATGGTGCTGACTTAACTATTTCAGATGCCGCTAACTTGTTAGACAAACGCGCTCGTTTGTCTAACCGGGTGGCTACATTCAGAGATATCTTCGCAGTATCCCGCCAGGCTGAAATGGTCGATGTCGCTCCAGGTGGATCTCTTTTTGCCGCTTCTCAGGCTAAGAGTCTTATCCAACTTAAAAATAGTTTGGAAACTGCTATTGGATCAGGAAACGATCAGTCTGCCGGTACTAGTTCCGCTGGTGCTAAAATGTGCGGACTTGGTATTTGGTCTGACCCAACAGCAACAGGTAACACTTTCGACACATCCTTAAAGCAAGGATTCCGTGCAGTAAGTGGTTCCCGTGTTTCTATCGGTTCTTTGACTGAGTCTGCTTTCCGTGGACTTCTTCAGGCTGTTTACACTGCTTCAGGTTCCAAAGGTTCTTTCAGACTTTTCGCGGGACCAGCTTTGGTAAATAAAATAACCGACTATACCAGGTCTACCACTGCAAACAGTGATTTTAATTTCAACCAAGATGTTAAAGATGGTATCTTGAAATTGTCAGTTGTCACTTACATCAGCGATTATGGCCAAGTTGATATTGTGCCGGACCTCTGGTTGGGCAGAAACGATGCTGGAGCAAGCGGAACAGATACAGCCCTCGGAACTGTTAATACAGATCGTGGATATCTTCTTCCAACCGATGACACTGTTTCACTTAAATTCTTGGAAGGCATGACCATTCAGGATCTTCCTGACAATGGTGCTGGTAAAAGAGCGTTCTCTGAGTGCATGGCTACGATTCGCGTAAGCAATCCTAGAGCACTCGGTAGTATTGTTTAATTATTTCGGGTTTATATCAGCCGATAATGTTGTTACTTGGGAGCCGGTTTAAGGGGTTAGACCGGCTCCCTTTTTCTTTTTAAATATGAGTCTTAATATAATCGTAAGAGGCGGTAAACGAAGTGGTGGAATGTCGGGTGAAGAGATGGCACACTATCTTTCCAAAAAGGCAGAAGCACAAGCCGAGCGTGAAAAAGCTGGCTATAAGGGCAGGGCATTAGCGGCTCGTAAATACGGGCAATCTGTTAGCGGAGGAAAAAACTTCCGAGCAGTTCGATCTGTCGATCTTACGACTTACTTGAGACATGAGCAGGAGCGTCCTGGCTGTATGTCTGATCCCGAGTACTCGAGGGATTTCGCTAAGAAGAATCCTGAGACAGTAATTGGATCGTGAGAACTGTATCCTATAGCGACTTAAAGAATAGATTCACTTCGGCAGTCGGAGTGGACTCTTTACTTTCGGTTGAGGAGACAGCATTCAAGAACTCATTAAATGATCGTGTTAAGGGAGCATGGACGCGGGCACAGTGGCCGGAATTGATGTCATTGAAAGAAAAGACAGTGGCGGCAATTACCACGCCATTGGTGGCCGACAAAGCGGTTCAGATCGACAATGACTCGGACATTATGGATGTCTTTGCGGTCTTCGATAAAAACCCGCTGAGTGACCGCCAGGCGATCAAGTTGGAATATAATCTGATCAATGGATATCTGATTTTAAAAGCAGACTCCACACAATCGACAGTATTCGTGCAGGGCAACCAGGTGACCCCTAGCAGTTATGGTGATGGAGTAGGAGAGACTTCTACACTCCCACGATTCCTCGAGCGTTACTTACTACTCGCAACAGTCAGTGACTGGTATAAGTCAGACGGCCAATTGGATAAAAGCATCCAGCAAGAGGCATTAGCCGAAGAAACCCTGGCACTCGAAATCGACCGAGTCGAGAGGCTGGAGGGAATGAACAAAATTTCGGTCAATACATATCCGAGCTACTCGTTCGGAGTTAACATTTTAACCACAACATAATTATGGGATTATCATCAATAAATATTCAAAATGTAATGGGTGCAAATGGATGCGTCTATGTAAATGGAACAGGAGCAAATACCGGCGATTTTACAGCTATTCAGTTTACCGAGGATTCAGTAATCGGAGGTATAACTGGATTGATGGATAACTCGGCAGACTTAGTTTCTGACGCTACAGTTTTTTCGCAGGGGCAGGTGCTGTACATACCTAACACAACTTCCGTTACCTTGGCTTCAGGAGCGGCCATTCTCTATAAAAAATAATGCCAAACTTAGGCATAGGGCTTTTTATTGGAGATTCTGAAGGTGATGCACAGGTCGGGCCTGTCGGTCCCAATGGAGTAATCCAATCAGAGGTAGGAGAATTCTTACAGGTGGAGGCAGGACAATTTTTAGCATTCGATGCAAATGTTTCTTATTGGACTCCAACTTTGTTAACCACAGAAAATTGGTACGATGCAGCAGATACTGCTACTATTACAGATACAGCAGGGGTAGTGTCACAGTGGGACGACAAGTCAGGTAACGCTAATCATTTAACTGCTGTTGGTAGTGGTATTTTTACGGATAGAAGAACTAGGAACAGTAGCAATGTCATGGACATCGAGCAAGGTTCTTACTTTACAAAAACTGCATACCAACTACCTGCTGACTGTTCAATCTTTATGATGGCAGGTATTGATTCGATTAATGTAAATACAGATGCACTTTTAGCTATACGAGGGGGTTCCAGCAATAACTTTCAATTTGACTCAGGAGATGTAGTAGGAGATCAAGATCAGTTTTTTGCTCGCTTTAATGCAAGTAATATAGGTACTACTAATACTTTCTCTCCTACTGTAGACCAAAAAGGGCCGTCAATATATGAATTAATTTTTGATTTAAACGGAGATGGTGATCTAGAAGTTTTCATAGATGGCACAACTTTTGGTACAACTGCGTACACTGCTCAATGCGGAGCTAATTCTGAGTTACTTTTATTTACTAATCGTTCCCTGAATCAATTTCCTGACGGATGTGCTGCTGAATTTATCGTAGTTCCTTCCGTACTTTCTGCAACAGACAGACAAAAAATGGAGGGATACCTCGCACACAAATGGGGTCTGACTGCACAGTTAGATGTCTCCCATCCTTATAAAACTTCAAGACCACTCGCTTAAAAATCATGGCTAATAAAAAAATTACAGAACTTACAGACCTGCCGAGTCCAGCCGGAGCCGATATAATGGCTATCGTAGACGATGTATCAGGCACACCCACAACTAAGAAGGTAACCGCTACTAACCTGATGACCCTAGCACCTGTGCAAAGCGTTAACACAGCAACAGGTGCAGTAGTACTAGACGCAGATGACATCAGTGACGCTTCAACCACCAACAAGTTTGTTACAGCTGCCGACATTACGAACCTTGGTAACTTAAGCGGTACGAATACAGGCGACCAAGACTTGAGTAGCTACTTACAGAGCGTATCAGCAGGAGATTTAACAGATGGCAACTTTGACGGGACTTCGATTTCAGGATTCAATGCTACAATCAACGATCAAACGGGAACTACATACACACTACTAGCTAGTGACAACGGCAAGGTCGTGGTACTTGATAATGCTAGTGCAGTAACAGTCACAGTACCAAGTGGTTTAGGAGCAGGATTTAATTGTTCATTCGTACAGAAGGGAGCAGGACAAGTAAGCTTTAGTGCTTCTTCGACTACTATAAACAACAGACAGTCGCACACTAAGATCAACGCTCAGTACGGAGTTGCTAGTTTATTGGCTTACGCTGCTGACACATTCGTTTTAGCCGGGGACACAGCTTCCTAAGATGACATTTGTTCTTCCAAGTATTGGTAGCGGAATAATCGCTAGTCCTACTTCTGCTCCTCCTGCTGCTTTTAACACCTACTCCGTAGACCTTGATGGAACTAATGATTATGTCAATGCGGTTTCACCTAGCGCTCTATCAAATGTTGAAGCAATAAGCGTTTGGTTTAAACCTGATTCTGCTATCACATCTATAGGACTGAAGGGGTACTTATTAGGTTTAGGGGGTTCTGATATAGGAATCGCTTTAGGTGGTGATTGGTTTGGCCCTGTCACAAATGAAGTAATAAGTGTTGTCAATGTTAATCATGTATGGAGTTATACGGGTAGTGGAGTGACTGTATCATCAGGTACATGGCATCACTTAGGTGTGCGATGGGAATCATCAAGTTCGTCCACTAATTCAGGAGTCGCTGGTTATGACATTTATCTTGATGGAGTAAAAGTAGGTAATGGATTTGGAACTTACTCGTCAGGTGGTGGTGCAAAAATTACAACCTCTGCAATAACCGCTGGTGCGAGAAACAGAAACGGAACTATAGAAGCGTTTTATAACGGGCTTATTGATGAGTTAGGAATATTTACTTCAGCAGTATCTGAGTCTGATTTGTTGGCTATGTATAATAGTGGCGTTCCTGCTGATTTATCTAGCTACTCACCCGCTTTGTGGTGGCGTATGGGAGATATAGCAGGTGGTACAGGAAGTACAATCACTGACCAAGGAAGTGGCGGTAACGATGGTACGCTAGTAAACGGGCCAACCTTTTCAACAGATGTACCTACTGCTTTTAGTAACACCTACTCTGTAGCTTTTGATGGCACGGATGATAAGATGCAAGCAGGTAATTCCTCAACCATAGCTTCAGCTTCCGTTTTTACTATTTCAGCGTGGGCGAGGTTTCATGGTGTAGGTCAGATTTTTCTCGCATCAGGCACGGTAAATCAGGATCGGATTTATATGGAGCTTATTAATACCCAAGTCGGTGTTGTTGTAAAAAATGGAGCAGGAGGTGCGGCTCGATGGACAACTTCGTTATCTGCTAACACTTGGTATCACATCGCTTGCACAGTAGATTCAGGAACAAGTAAATTATTTGTCAACGGCGTTTATCGTGCGACTAACACTTCTATTGCCACTTTATCAGCAACAGCAGGAGACGATCTTTCTATCGGCACAGACAACGGCAACGGAATGATTCCTTGGGCTTTTGATGGTGATGTTGACGAAGTTGCGATTTTTAACACAGCATTGAGCGATGGAGGCGGTTTGAGTATTGGAGATACAGCAGGAGGAGACATAGCTACTCTTTACAACTCAGGCACACCCGGTGATCTATCATCATTTAATCCTACTAGTTGGTGGCGTATGGGAGACAATGACGGAGGCACAGGTACAACAATAACAGATCAAGGTAGCGAAGGTAATGATGGTACGCTAGTTAACGGTCCTACGTTTTCAACAGATGTACCTACTTTTAACACCTACTCCGTAGACTTTGATGGTACGGATGATTTTGTTTCAACTTCATCGTTTGATCTTACCACTAATAAGACAGTAAGCTTTTGGATAAAGTTAGACAGCATAAGTGCAGCGGGAGTTTATCTGTTTGGTAAAGGTGCCGCCTATTATTCATATATAACAGCAGATGGTAGAACTATGTATAAGTATAATGGCATTTCGTCTCCAGCTATTAATATATCCCCTTCTGATGCGATAACAACAGGGGTTTGGCAACATATAGTGATAACAGGTAACGGAAGTACATCAGTCTTGTATAAAAATGGAGTATCTATCGGCACAGGCGTGGATGTTACTCCTTTAGGTTTGGATCGCTTTGCAGGAGATAGTGTAGGTGGTTCTCGTTTTGTTGACGGGCTAATGGACGAAGTAGCTGTATGGGATGCGGAACTTTCCGCTAACGACATATCTTCTATTTATAACAGCGGAGTGCCAAACGACTTATCGGATGCAAGTTCCTACGACACAGATCGTACTTCTAATTTAGTTCATTGGTGGCGTATGGGTGAAAATGACGGAGCTACAGGAACGACAATCACAGACCAAGGTAGTGGTGGTAATGATGCAACGCTTGTCAATGGCCCCACTTTTTCAACAGATACACCATAACAACTATGAGAAACTATGTAATTATTGACGCATCGGAAGTATCTTCCGTAGATTTTAATCAAGTCCTAGAGACGAGTGCTGATACGCTTAGATACAATCTAGCTGGTACACAGACCTTTGTTAAGTTTGAGGGCGACATGCCTAGCTTTCTAGCAGGTAAGACTGCCTATGATCGATCTGAGATGTTGACTATACTAGCTAACGAAGAGTGGTCATCTGACGATCCTATATGATTAACAATGTACCATATGATTTATGAGTGATTTAAGAAATCAAACGCCATCGACCACTTACAAAGGTCTACTGCAAGTCAATGATTATAGCAATGGAGTAGATGCTACTTCTAAGTTTGTGCAAGATGGTGAAGGTACTAATTCCGCACTATCAATTTCGACCACAAAAGTGGGAGTGGGAACTTCCACACCATTAGCACCCTTAGATGTCACATCGACAACAGGTGGTGTAGTATTCCCTAGATTAAACACAACCCAACGGGAGGCAATTAGTAGCCCGACCGATGGGGAGACCATTTACAATACTACCACTACTCAAGTCGAATCCTATAATGGAACTGATTGGGTAGCAGGTGGTACTACAGTTGTAGCGACTAATGCCGTTACATCTGATTCAATCGTTAATGATGCAGTAACCACCGCAAAAATTGCTGCTGATGCTGTTACGAGTACTGAGATAGCTGCTAATGCTGTTACAAGCGGTAAGATAGCTGCTGGTGCTGTTACCCACGATAAGATCAGTACGACTGATTCTGTTTTTAAAATAAACAGCAGCGACCAAATTCGCATTGGAGGTGATTTAAGCGATGCTGGATTACAAAGTATATCTCAAGTAGGTATTACATCTTCTTCAGCTAGTGCTGTAATGACGATTGAAAGTACAGGAGCAACTAATGATGGCATACTAGTTTGCACTGCTCAACGAGATGCTATTATACAACTAAAAGATGCGAGTCAGTCAGCTACAGATAAAGGTATTTATAATGTTTCTTCAGCAGACGGTAAGTTTGCTGTAGGTTCTGTCGCAGCTGGCGGTGGAGGGAGCAATAAGCAAGTTATTGTGTTTGAAAGAAAAACACTATCTGCCGTTGATTACATTGTTCCTGAAATCCCCAATCTTCCAACCTTTGCTGACAACAGTGCAGCTACAAGCGGAGGTTTGGCTACAAACGATGTTTATAAAACTTCCACAGGAGAACTTAGGATAGTAGTGTAATCGTAATCGCAGCCATGTAATGATCTATTTCTTTTTAGCACTATGCTTCCTGACCGCCGGATGTTCCTTTCGTTCGACCTATCCTACGCTTGGAGCGATTGCCGGAGGTGCGACAGGAAGTCTTGCCGGTCCAACAGGTGCGGCACTCGGTGCGGGCATAGGTGCTGTAAGCGGAGAAGCGTTAAAAAATGCAGATGCACTCGTAGAAGCTGAAGAAACAATTGAGGCATTAACCCACGGAGATGTATCTGCCCTGGTAGCTCAAGGCATGGCCGAGCATAAGAGTGGATTCGCTGAATTTACCTCCTATATAAAACGCATCCTGATAGGGGCGGCAGTTGTGCTTGGTTGCTATTTGGCAATACCAATTTTCGTGGCAAAAAGATGTGTCAAGACAGAAGTCACAAGATCCACCACTCGACCTCCCTTTCCGAGACCTTCCGACCAAAAATGAAAAACTTAATTCTACTAAAAAAGAAATTCGAAACACTCTCTAAGCGTGGGAAAATGATTACGATATTCGTAGGCTTAGTGCTAGGAATCATCATCCTCGACCTGTTGTTCTAATGATTGATCGCACCTCTATCTTCGGCATGGGGGGCACATTAGCCACCTTCGGTCTGTCCACATTGGATAGTCTTTTTGGATGCATAGCCGGAATCATCACCATAATCTACATGGGGAAAAAGCTATATCAGGAGTTTAAGAAGAAGTGAGCAGATATCGCAGTTACGGCAAACTAGACGATCCATTCGTGACAGAAGGGGATACCTTCTTTCTACGAATGAATGCCCGTCTGCGACCCAATCAGTTGAAGCCCGGTGAGGTAGCTTTGTCAAAGAATGGTCGCATGAATGATGATGGCACTTGGCAACCACGCAAGGGACTAAATACTTTATTTGGATCAATTACCACAGGTGAAGATGCGATTCGATTGCCTTACATTATTTTATCAGCATCTAGAAGTGATGGTGTAGTCACAATTGTACTAGATGATAAGCCTAGCTTACTATTTGTCATAGGAAATAATATAACAATCGCAGGATTATCTTTCACAGGTGATGATCCTAACGGCACATTTGCATTAACGGATGTAAACTTTAACACTCGCACAATCGAATACAACAGTGCAGGTACAAATGAAGTGTTCACAACTGTTGGATCAAATGAGACTTGGAATACCATAAACACAACCTATTTAAATCTTACTGACACTTGGTTTTCTTACGCACAGGGAGGCACAACATCAGTCGCTCAGATGGGTGACTCGATACCTACGACAATAAACTACATTGTAGAAGATGCAGAAAGGGCAAGCAATGTTGTTACGCTCACGCTAGAGGAAACACCTTCATCCTTATTTGCTGTTGGTGAAACTGTTCATGTGGATGACATTGATGCATCGATTAATGGCAGTCACACGATAACAGCAGTTAACGCATCTGCAAAAACAGTATCTTTTGCTCATACAGGTGCAGATACCACATTTGCAACTAATCCCAATACTGTTGGTAATACATCAGTTGCATCAACCATGCAGAACTTTACTCTGAATGACGATGCGGTTAACGGAGTTTTTGGATCAGCAGTTTACTCTGATGCAACATCTGAAAATGATGACTTTATATTCTCAGCAACCAATAACCTCTGTTTGATTGTAAGATTAAAAGATAAAAAAATTTATAAATGTAGGTATGAGGCAGGAGGTGAGACAGTTAGTGGAGTTGTGGGCATGTCTCAAGGTTTCGATAAAATGTTTATTTTTAGAACCAACAAGACCACACTTTCAGCAAGTCCAAAATTAAATCGCTTCCCAATTACATCAGCATCTCAATCGGGTCAGACAATTAGTCTTATAACCCTAACAAATCATGGACGAAGCGTTGGTGATTTTGTAACTTTAACAAGATTGGGAAATTGGGAGTTTGACCCGAATGACTGTTATCAAGTGACAAGTGTACCTTCATTAAACGAATTGACAGTCACAATGGACAACTCACAGACAAAGGTATTTAATGTGAGTGGGGCACAGGTTGAATTCTTTGAAGATTTTACAAGGGTATCAAATGGAGCATATACAGCACCTGTATACCTCACAGATACACATACAGCATCATCTAATGGTGTAGTGACAATGGATGTATCATCACATGGTTTATCTATAGGGGATGTGGTAGTGATACAAAATGGGGCATCTCCATTTGATACTTATGAGGGTCAAGAAGTAAGAGTTACTAGTGTACCAACTGCCAATCAGTTTACCTTTAACCTTGATGTTGACGATGTTACGGGCAAATCCGTAACAGTCACCCGACCACTTGCAATCGGTAAAGGATTTATACACCAACCTGCGGCTCCGTTTGTTGAGT